CGAGCGCCGCGTTGAGCTGCATGTCTTGGAGTCCATGCAGTCGAGTGAGGAGTGGACGCTGTGCCTCTTGGATCGTCCCCATCTGATCGCGGAGCCCGACGCCAGGGCCACGCTCGGCGAGGAGGCTGTTGATCGCGTCATCCAGTTTCTTGACGCGTGTCGCTTCGGCCTCGGCGGCCCTCCCGATCTCGCGGATCGCCAACGCGATGCCACCCGCCGCCGCCATAGCGGCGAGACCCGCCGCGCCACCGAACATTCCGACGATCGACGAAGAGAGTTGTCCGAGTGGGCCCGTGGCCCCGATGGCCTGCTGGGCAAGTCCTTGGAGCGCCACACGCATTTGGCCGGCCGCGCGTGTCGCGACGACCTTCTCACTGGTGAGTTTGTTGACGACGTTCCCCGCCGCCGCCATCCGCGCCTCAAACTGTGAGGTCTGGGCTTCGAGGTAGCCGATCAGTGAGAAGGCTTGAACGCTCAACTCGCCCCCTTGGGCTTGGGCTTCAAGTGCTCATGTTCCATCGCGTAGAACTCAGCCCAGCCTTCGTACTGCACGGCGCTCATGTTCTGATAGAGCGCGTCCACATCCCACACACCGAGATCGCGGGCGAGGCGATACATCAACGCCAAGCCTGCCCGCGGGCTCAGTTTTTTGGCGTGCTCTCCGGCTTCGCGGGAATCTTGACCGTCAAGCCAGACACCGACTCCGCGGCGATGACCAGCGCCTCGGTGATCGAGCTTGGCAGGTTCCCGAGGAGCGCCGCGTCCTCGATCTTGAACAACGGTTGCCCGTTGTCGTCGGCCAGCGACCACAGCAACAGCAGCGTGGTGTAACCGATGGACAAGTCAGTCTCGCGATCCGCCGCAAGCTTTTTGAGGAACCGATCGCGCATAGAAACGGTCATGCCTTGCACGACCACCGAGCCCCCCAGTTCGGGTATTTCGACCACCTCGAACGGGGGGCGTCGGGGTTTCAAGAACTCGTCTCGACTCAACATTACGGAGTGGTGTCCTCAGTGAGGCCAGGCGTCGCGCCGGCCGGGGTGATTTCGATCTCGGTCCCGAGCACTTCCCCGAAGGACCCGCGGAGCGGTGCCCACGAGGAGATAAAGCCCGTGCCGGTGAGATTGGGATTCGTCGCGCCGTCCGCCCCAGACGTGGGCTTGAACGCGTAGGTGAAGATCGTACTGGCGGCCCACAGGGCGTGGATCGTCGCGTAGGTCTGAGACGACGCGAAGTCTTGCTTGAACTGCGCGCGGATCGGGCCCGTCTGCCGGATGATGGGCACAAACTTGACGGCCGTCTGTCCCATGCAAGGTCCATCTTCGGCCGAACGTGTGGACACATTCACGTCGATGCCGGTGCAATGAGCCGACAGGGCGACGGCATTGATCGTCGCGACGCCATCGGTGAAGGCGAAATGTGCCACGTTACTCCTCCGGGTTCGGCGTTACCGTTTCCTGGCACGCCAGACAAGTGAATCGCAAATCGCCCATCGCTTTCCCCAACATCCGCCGCTGCTCGAGCGGGTGATCGCAGGTCTCAGTCGGTTCCTTTGGCCCCGCCACCACCAGCAACACCGCATCGACCTGTGCACCGAGCGCCTCGATCTGTTGACGCAGGGCCATAAGCTGCGAGGCGATGATTCCGCGCTCGTCAAACCCGTCGTCAGTTGAGTTCATACGTGAACACAAACTCCGAGAGACACCGTGGCCGCAGCGAGGAGTCCTCGCGGTCGAAGTCCATGCCGCGATTCTCGCACAGGGAGGCCGTCACCCGAATCCCGCCGTAGCTCCACACTGCGCGGTCGAAACAGTTGACGACGGCACGACACGCGGCCCGTGCCTGTGACCGTGTGTCCGCGAAGCAATCGAACTGCACGCGGGGCTGTGCCAGGGAGTCGCGGCTCATGACCTTCACGGTGGGATGGTCGATTAGCGTGTACGTCACGTAAGGCGTGGCACCGTTCTGGGACGCCTCATCGACCGGGTAAAAGCGTGACCCGATCAGTTCGGTCAGTGGGGCATCTTGCGCCACCAGCGCCACGAGCGCGGACTCGATACTGAGTACGTCCACGAACGGCGTAACCGTGAATTGCCGAGAGAGCGGGGAAATAAACGGCCCCGCACCGGGGATGATGGTCCATGTGCCGACGGTGTCCACCGCAACATTTGCGAACGTCGCGAGACCCGCGACCGCGGCACCGCTGGTGGTGCCCACGAGGAGCGCGCCGGGTTCCGAGATGGCGATGGACACGACGTCCGTGGCGCTCGTGAGTCGGTTGCCGTCCTCGTCCACGAGTTCGACCTGGATCGCCGGCGAGATGACCACGCCCACCATTGCGTGGCTGGGCTCGATCGTGAACCGGAGACTGTTGCTCACGCGGCCTTCCGTGTCGGCATGGTGGCCGCGACGTGCTGGTGCACCCCCGTGCGAATTACCGAGGCCATCATCTGCATCGCCCGCTCGCGTTGTTCATCGAACGCGGGGCGTAAGAACGGCCGCGCGGCGACGAAGCCAATGGAGCCCTTGGACTGCCGCAGTTTCAGTTTGGACCGCAAGTCCGCACGCATCGCCTTGACAGCCTGCTCGTGTGTGCGCTGGGCCGCGGCCGACTGGAATCCCCGTTCCACACTGGTGATGTCGCGCAGATCGCGCAGTTTCCGGCTTGGTCCGCGCGCCACGATCTGGTGGCCGTACTCGATAAGGTGACCGTAGGGCGCCTTGGTGCCCAGCACCACGCGCGCGTGCGCGCGGTCCTTGGAGACCAGTTCGACGCGCATGGAATCGGACAACCGCCGCGACCCTGGACGCCGACGCAACGAGGGGCGGCGGATGCGTGACTGTGCCTCAATGGCGATCAGGTCCGCGCCCGCCAGCACCGCTTTGGACAGCAACTCCTCGGCGATGAGTTTGGGGAGTCGCCGTAGCATGTGGGCAAGTTCGTTCATGCCGGACCAGCGGAGTTCGATCATACGTCCCGCGCCACGCCGCGGATGAACTGCACTTCGCGTTTCGGGTCTGGGCTGATTTCTTGGATGTCGTAGGTCCGACCATCCCACAGGAACCGCATCGCCGGACGCCGGGTCCCGTTCGCCGCGAAGGCTCGACTCGCGCGGTAGCGCACGCGCATCACCACACTCGCCGTGGCGTGTTGCACGTTGGTGTCCAAGGATTCACTGCCGCCCGCGAGATCCTGCGCGGCGGGGATACTGGCTTCCACGGTGACCCAATCCGGCACGGGCTCCCCTTCGGTATCCCGTGTCTCGCCTTGATTCTCTTGGATGTCGATGCGGTGACGCAGCTCGCCGGCGCGGATACCCATTTACGCGATCACCCCAGCGCGCGGTTTGTGAACCGCCCACTCCGTGTGGCCGCGAATCACCGCATTGCGCTTCGTGAAGCCGTGTCGTGCCTCATCTTCCCATATCGTGTAGCCCTGGGGCTGGAGGTAGGTCAGCCACCCCGCCGTGTGCGGCACGAGCCAGATCGGGACTTCGTGTTGCTGGGCCCAGATGGCGAGTTCGGCGTCCTCGACGTTCTGGCCCGGCAAGTCGGCTGGCACGTTGAGTGATGTGTCGAACGCCATCACGCCGGGACCTGGATAGTTGATCCACTGGCCTGCGGGGACATCTTGCAGGCAGTGCCCCGCGGGCTTGGCTTGCTGGAACCGTATGCCTTGCGGCGGCATGATCCGGCCGTGAGCCGTCACGAGGGCCTGACCGCCCCACTGCTCGACCCAGCCGCGCATCGTGGCGACGTAGTCTGCCGGATACGCGAGGTCGTCGTCGCATGAGAGGTAGAGGCCGTCCCAATGATCCGCCCACGCGAGTTTGCCACCGGACCCGCGCTCGTTGCCAGGTGCGACGACGACCTCGTGAACAGGGACATCAGGCTCCTGTAACTCGGGGCCGTTCCAGTAGAGCGCGATCCGGTCCACTTGTGGCCGCAACGATTCGATAGCGCGCGCGAGTTGCCGTTCGCGTCCCGGCATCGACACAACGACCGCGAGGGACGGTCTCACGCTGCCGCGCCGGCAAAGGGTCGCGCCGACTGAATCGCGTCTACCACGTCAGCCGGAAACTGCGCCCAGATCTCGGACGCTTCGTCGGCGGACATGATCGGCTGTTTTCGGGTGCGGTCGAAGGGCCACATGTTGACTTCGGTTTTCACATCCACCATCGCACCGCCTAGAACTTTGAGGTTCAGCAGTTGCGGCATGGCCTTGTTCGCTTTGAGTGTCAGGAAGCGGTCGTAGTCCATGCTGTGGTGCTTGTCGTCTGGCCAGAGCCGCCAGTTGAGGCGATCCAACACGTCGGCAAAGTGCAGGGTGCCGGGACCTACAGGCTCAATCCAGCGCGAGCGCACCCGGTACCCTGCTATGTACCGCATCCGATCTCCTGGGAGATCGGCGACATACAAGTCCTGAAATCCCACCGACCGCTTGGCGAGTACGGCTTCGCCTAACACGTCAGCCACCACGGCGTCGAAAAAGTCATCGGACCCCATGATGAGAACCGCCGCCGCGCCCCGCGAAGCCTGGAGGGCGGCGTTGAACTTCCGCCCTAGTGGGACGTTCTCGTGTGGTACGACACAGACACCGAACTCATCCGCCAGCGCCGCGTCGTTCGGGTCCGACGTTGCCGCCACCAGCGACAACTCGATCCCGTGTCCTGCCCATCTGTTCTGAAGCCACTGCGCCCACACCCAAAAGGCTCGGGTCAGCTCGCGCCGTAGATAGACGCACGTCACGAGCGTGACCCGAGTCATTGGGCTCCTTAGCTCACGTAGTCCGCAGTCAGATTCGCCACGGGGAACGCGGGCTCCTGCGCCTCGAAGTACACGACACACTCATCGGTGGCGATGCTCAGCCCGATGCGGATGCCAACGTGCGTGGCGGCCGGCAGCACCTCACGGATCTGCTCGACGTCCACTTCCATCCACACCGTGTCACCCACGGCGTTGGGGTTGCTCGTGAGGCTCTTGGTCTGCACGATGGTGGGTGACGTTGCCAAGTCATCGTCCGTGTCGGCGATCACATCGACCACCGCCACGTTACCCGTACCAACCGAGT